TCACTGGATATTCTGGTGCGGCTAGTTTAACTAAGTCTGTAAGTATTGGATCATCACTGTATGCTTTAAGATCTTTTAACGTCAGCCTGGGAACAACAGGATCTGATCCAAATCTTACTCTTGGACTTTCTGCTGCTAATACAATTGGGTTAAAAGAGGGTAGATACAAATACGATGTTCTTGTCAATAGTGGTACAACAGTTTACAGAATTGTTGAAGGAGATGTAATGGTCAGGGCAGGAGTTACATCCTCTGTCTAAATAGATCAGGAGGACTTATAATATGTCTCAACCATCAAATCGTCAAGGTCTTATCGATTATTGCCTTAGGCAACTTGGCGCACCAGTATTAGAAATCAATATTGCAGATGAACAGATCGATGATCTGGTGGATGATGCTATTCAATATTTTCAAGAGAGACACTATGATGGTGTCATGCAAATGCCCCTGAGATATCAAATTACTCAGGATGATATCAATAGAGGTAGAGCACCAGCAGGAGATGGTGGAGCAGTTGGTATTACAACGACAACGATAACTCAAACTGTTGGATTAACTACTCAGTTTGATTATCAAGAAAACGGTAATTATATTCCACTTCCAGATTCAATCATTGGAGTCAATAAGATTTATAGATTCCCAGGTACTCAGACAATGAGTTCTGGAATGTTCAATGTCAAGTATCAGTTGATGTTGAATGATGTATATTTCTTTGATTCTCTTGAACTGTTGTCATATGCAATGGTCAAGACAAAGTTAGAAGATATTGATTACTTATTAAACCCACTTAAACAGATAAGATTTAATATTAGGCAGGGGAGACTTTATATTGATGCTGATTGGTCGGATTTTGCTGCTGGTGACTATATCATTATTGACTGCTGGCGCATTCTTGATCCTAATGATTTCTCAAAGGTCTATAACGATAGATTCATTAAGAAGTATTTGACTGCCACGATGAAGAGACAGTGGGGACAGAACCTCATTAAATTCCAAGGTGTTAAATTACCAGGTGGAATTGAACTCAATGGCAGACAAATTTATGATGATGCTGTTCTTGAACTGAAAGAAATTCAAGAACAGATGTTATCAACATATGAAATTCCACCTCTTGATCTTATCGGGTAATGGCACTTAATCCATATTTTTCACAAGGAACCAGAGGCGAGCAAAGTCTTGTTCAGGACCTGATTAATGAGCAACTCCGCATGTATGGAGTTGATGTTCATTATATTCCGAGAAAATATCTAACAAAAAATACAATCATCAAAGAGGTTATCCAATCCAAATTTGATGATGCATATCCAATTGAAGCCTACTTAAAATCAGATGCCTATGAAGGTGCTGGCATTCTGATGTCAAAGTTTGGTGTTCAAGCACAAGAAGATATTACTCTTGTAATTTCAAAAGATAGGTGGGAAACATATATTCAACCTTTGATGAAAAATGAATCAAATGTTGAATTAGTAGCAAGACCTAAGGAAGGAGATTTAGTATATTTCCCCCTTGATGATAGATTGTATGAGATCAAGTTTGTAGAACGTGCTGATCCTTTCTATCAACTACAAAAACTTTATACCTATGAACTGAGATGTGAAGTCTTCCGTTACGAGGATGAAGTTATCGATACTGGCGTTGATGAAATTGATGATAGTACAAAAGATGCTGGATATTCTGAGACTCTTACTCTCCTTGGAATTGGAGCAACTGCTACTGCAACTGCTACATTTGTAAATGGTGGTATCCAATTTATCAGTTTGACAAATAGAGGTCAAGGATATACTTCTACTCCAACAGTTGCAATTTCTTCCTCTCCTGGAATTAATGCAACTGCTGTTGCTATCACAACATCCAGAACTGGATTTGCAACAGCATATTCACTTGATAGTGTTGTTCTCACTAATCCTGGTGCTGGATATACTGTACCACCAACAATTGCGTTTGTCGGTGGAGGAGGGGCAGGAGCTGCTGCAACAGTTGGTATTGCCACCACAGGTGGTGTTGGTATCGTAACAGTAACTAGCGGTGGTACTGGATATTCGACAACACCAACAGTTACATTTAGTTCTCCTGGAACTGGTGTGACTGCTATTGGTGAGGCAATTGTAAGTTCTGCGGGAACTGTGACAGCAATCAGAATCTCAAATGCTGGATATGGATATACAATTTCTCCAACGATTACAATCAGCGATCCATCATTGATTGGTTCAGGAGACTTTATCTTCAATGAAATTGTCACTGGCGGAACATCTGGAACTCAGGCAAGAGTCAAAGAGTGGAACTCTTCGAACAATACACTTAGAGTCACTATTGCAACTGGAACCTTCACGTATGGCGAAACAATTACAGGATCTGAATCAGGTGCAGTTTATACATTGAAAAATACTAACACAGATGATTTACTAGATACATTTGCGGATAATGACAATATTCAGACTGAGGCAGATGCAATTATTGACTGGACTCAACGAAATCCATTTGGCGATGCATAAAAGTGTTAAATAGTTAGCATACAAGTTATAAGAAAATGTTTGAGTATTTTTACAATGAGGTTCTGAGAAGAACGGTCATTGCTTTTGGAACTCTATTCAATAACATCACGATTAAGCATACTGACGGTTCCGATAACGTCGTCAGTGTGATGAAAGTTCCTTTGGCTTATGGTCCAACTCAGAAATTTTTGGCACGTCTTGAACAGCAACCAAATCTTAACAAACCAACCTCACTGACATTACCAAGAATGTCATTTGAGTTTACTGGTTTGACATACGATCCTTCAAGAAAAGTTTCTCAAACTCAAACATTTTTATCCAAGAAAGTCGGATCTGAAACGACTGTCAAAAAAGGTTATATGCCTGTTCCATACAATATGGATTTTGAATTGAGCATCATGACCAAGTTGAACGATGATGCTCTTCAAATTGTTGAACAGATTTTACCATACTTCCAACCATCATACAACGTTACTGTAACCCTGGTTGGAGAAATCAATGAAAAAAGAGATATTCCAATCGTATTAGACTCAGTAAGTTTTACCGATGATTATGAGGGAGACTACTCTACAAGAAGAGCACTGATTTATACTTTAAGATTTACTGCCAAGACGTATCTGTTTGGTCCTGTTCCTGATCAGAGCACTGGCATTATTAAGAGAGCTACTCTTGATTACATGACTAACTTGGATACAAAGAATCCAAGAAGAGAACTTCGTTACTCTGTAACTCCAAGAGCAACAAAGAATTATGTTGGTGATGCATCAGCATATTTGGATGAAGATATTGAAAGCACCGAAACTATTCTGACACTTACAGACACAACTCCATTTACAGAGGAAACTTATATTACTATTAATGACGAAGAACTTTATATTGAATCCATCACTGGTAATAACATCAAGGTTCAAAGAGGTAAAGATGGAACCATTGCAGTGGATCATGTTAAAGGATCTGGCGTCAATATTCTGAATAGTGCAGATGATGCTCTCATCGAAGTTGGAGATGACTTTGGTTTCAATGAGACAACATCTTTCTTCCAAGACTTTAATGTAGACTGATGAAATTTGACGACCTAAACGAGACTTTTGATGTTGCAGGAGAAATTGTCGAATCTGCAAAAGAAACAAAAGTAACTAAACCTCCCATTGATCGTGACAAGTCTGAGGTTAGAAAGGACTACGAGTATACAAGAGGCAATCTTTATAGCATCATCGAGAAAGGTCAGGAAGCAATTAATGGCATTCTTGAACTTGCACAAGAAAGTGAGATGCCAAGAGCATATGAGGTCGCTGGACAGTTGATTAAGAGTGTTTCTGATGCAACAGATAAACTGATGGATCTTCAAAAGAAACTAAAAGATGTTGAAGAAGAGTCAGTGTCCAAAGGTCCAACTAATGTCACAAACGCCTTATTTGTAGGATCAACTGCCGATCTTACCAGGATGCTGAAAGAGGCACAAAAAGGCACAAAAGAAAGATCCTAAATAATATGAAAGGGAGAGAAATCCCGAAGTACATAGGTTACTAATAAAATGTCTAAGGAATTACCTTCCATTGAAGATTTTGCTAATAACAATAATCTCCCATCAGTTAATGAGTTTATAAAAGAAGAAGTTGAAAATCAACTACCTTCTGTAGAAGATTATGTCGAAAAAGAAGAAATAGAAGAGATCGTAGAAGAATCAGTCGCAGAGGAAACCGAGTCTCTTACAGATCTTACTGAAATTATTCGTTTAATTAATGATGTTAGAAAAGATATTCCAGAAATACCCGAGGTAAAATATTATGATGATGAACTTGAAAGGTTATGTGAGATTGTAGATCAAGTAAGATCTGAGGTTATTGATTCAAAATATTATGACAAAGAACTTGAAAGGTTACAAAAAAATATTCAAGAAGTTAGATCAGAAATCCCCATTTTTCCCAAATGGATCAATGAAGTAAATAATATTCCAGATTTTTCTTGGATTGGAAAAACAATTACCATTTTAGATAGCAAAACATCTTCAATTGAAGATGATTTTACAAAAGTTAACGATAGTATTGAAACTTTTCGTGAAAGAATTGAAATTAATATAAAAGAAGTTATTGAAGAAAATGATGTAAAGCATTTCGAAAATAAAGTTGAAATTAGATCTGAAATTAAAGATTTAGAAGAAAAATATAAAGAATTAAAAGAAAAAATTTGGAAAGAACTTGGAGACACATCTCTAAAGATCTGGGAATATCACAAAGAGTTTAAGGATGATGATCGTAAATTAAAGAAGCAGATTTTTGGAGAATATAATTCTCTCAAAAATAATCTTGAGGAAAAAATAAAAGAATTTAATGATAACAGTGTAAAGACGGATGAACTTCTTTTAAATTATTTTAAAAATCTTAAGGAGGAGGTTTTAAATCTTCCGGAAGTTAAGTATTATGATAATCAAATTGATGAAGTAAATAATAAGATCGAAAATCTTGATGATAGATTATTATCATTAAATGAATTATATGATATTGTCGAGTCTATAAAATCAAGTCAGACCGAACTTAAAGAACAGTTATTAACTCAACCACCAAGTATTGATAATGAAGATTCTTTAACTCCTCTTGATCGAAATTTTGCAACTCTTGAAGATCTTTCAAGTCATTATCGTTTATTCATCAATCGTATTCAACAGCAACTTGCTACGATTGGTGGAGGTGGTGAAACTCAACTGAAGTACTTAGATGACATTGTTGGTATTGCAACGAATGCAAGTGCTTATGATGGTAAGTATCTTAAGTATAATCATTCTTTAGGAAAGTTTGAGTTTGATAATGTTGATATTACTAATGATAGTTGGTCTGAAGGAATCAATGGACCTTACACATTAGGTAATGTTGGTATTGGAACTTCGGTATCAACAGAAGCACTTGATGTTGTTGGTAATGTTTCTGTTTCTGGAGTCATTACTGCAACTACTTTTAGTGGAAATCTAGAAAATACTCTAACACTTAATACATCTGGAACTGGTATTAGTGGTTCTGCAACTTATGATAATTCTGGTCCTGCTACATTTACTGTAACTTCAAATGCAACAAGTGATAATGTTAATAGTACAATAGTCTCAAGAAATTCTTCTGGTGGATTTAGTGCTGGAATTATTACAGCAACAGAATTCTCTACTGGTTCTATTGGTATTACCACAAATACAATTACTGGGCCTTCTGTTCTTTATATTGACCCAGCAGTTGTTGGTGATGATACTGGTGCTGTAAGAATTAAAGGTGACTTCTATGTAGATGGAGTACAAAC